ATCTCCTTACTACAGGATTTACACCTCACTTTGATTGGTTCCATCTTTAACATTCTTACCTTTACTCCATTCACTTACATAATGTAATCGTTATATTATATATCATTTTATTTTAAATTGTTTACAGACAAAATAGTTACCGACTGCTTTACAGGAGAATGCTTTATCTTTACTCATCTTTCCCAATAAAAATGTGATTGAGATAAGTTGGATTACTATAACGAGTGGTAATCCAACTTTTAATAGTGTCTTTGCTTTGCTTGTCATTACGAAATGTTACGATATCATAACTATATATCACCAATCATCTTCCATTTCTATTTCTTGTACAGGACAAGGTGGTGCTGTTCTGTGATAGTTGATATGCATTAACTCTATAAACACAAGAGAACAAATCAATATCATATTAATCTGAAACAACGGATGTTTGAGTAAATTCATTATATAAAAAAAGACCCCTACTATGTAGAGGTCTTTGTAAAGTTGTTACTAAAGCCTAGAATGTAAACTTAACACCTGCTTTTGCACCCCAATCAACAAGGTCTTCGTTGGTTACTGCAGATAGTTCACCGTAGAACTTATCATATGAACCACCAACATAACCGATGAATTCTACATCACCGAACTCGTCAGTTGTTTCTGTATGAGTAACTGTTGGACCACCAGAAATATAGTATCCGATTCCTGATTCTGGTTCTCCTTCATATCCGACTACTGATTCAAGTCCACCAGAGGTATATGCACCATCAGGATAAGAACCAGTTGCTTCCAAATTAACGTATGGACCAGCAAAGGCTGCACCTGCGAATAGGAAAGGGGTTGCTGCTACAGCAGCGATTGTTGATTTAATCATTTTTTGTTTATAGTATCTCGCAAGCAATAAAAAACCTGCGGATGGAAATTCTTTCGACTAGAATTTTACATTCTACGCAGGGGCACGATCTTTCGATCCCGTTGTTCTATGTAATGGTATTTATTGTAACACAACGTCGAGAGTATGTCAAGTGTGTTGATTTCTTTACCTTTTGACTTTTGCCCAATCCATATCGAAGAGGTACAAACCCTTGTCTGTAAGTACGTGATTATACATTTTCTCAAATACGGATGGTGGCATTGTAACAACGTGAGCACCTGATTCAAATGAATCTGATACTGTCTTCACGTCACGAACAGATGCTGCAAGTATCTCTGTCTTTCTTATATTCTGAATTGTATATACATCACTAATCTGGTCAATCAACTTTATTCCATCAAATGAATTATCATCAACTCTACCAACAAAAGGAGAGACATACTTTGCACCTGATTTTGCAGCAAGTATTGCTTGTGCTACTGAAAATATAAGAGTCACATTTACATTTACCAAGTCTCTTGATAACTTCTTACATACTTTCAATCCATCAGGAGTGCAAGGAACTTTAATTGTTGCATTCTTTCCAAACTTACGAGAAAGACGTAGACCCTCCATATACATTGCATCAAAGTCACCAACAACTTCCATACTGATATCATCAATACCCATATCAATCAGTTGTTGATATACTTCTTCTGGGTCTCTACCACTCTTCATAATCAGAGTAGGATTTGTTGTGATACCATCAATCAAATCAGTTTGAAAGTGTTTTTCAATCAATTCTGTATCAGCGGTATCCAAAAATAACTTCATAGTGTCTATAAACTGTACCTATAGTATAACACATTTTTTCAGTTTGCAAACCATAAGTTTAAGTTTGCTAAATAAAGCTACATCAAATAGGTACATTTACAGATGAAGAAACTATTACCTATATTATTGTTTGCGGGTTTCAGTTCACCTGCATTTGCGGATATTACTCATAAGTTAAGTTCAAGTGTTCAATTACAAGTGAACGCAGCTGCAACACAGGTTGAGCGAATCGGAAGCTCTTGGAGTGTTTCTGGAAACGGTGTTGATACAACAGATGGTACAACTGTTAACACAGTATCTGCTGGTACTATCACATCAGGTGTTATGAGTCCAGGCACAATCGCAGCAACCCAAGACGTACCAGGTGCAAGTTTTAGCTACTCTGCTACATACGTTCAAGGTGATGCGGTATCACAATCTGCACCAAGCGTAGGTGCTGTAAGTAACTTTTCAGACCAAGTATCAACAGCAGCAGGAACCGCAGGTGACTTAGCTGGTACAATCACAACTCAAGGAGTTATGACAATAACAGCGGGTGGAGCTGGTACTGTGGCTACTGGCCAATTCGTCAATGAGTTGACGGTCCAATAAGTTTGTGTTATAATGACAGATGAAAAAGTACCTTGTCCTAATTGTGGGTGTGTTTGTCCTTGCGAATGCGAGGACTGCGATTGCTGTGCCAGTGGTCCCTAACTTTACCCAGGGCTCGATGACCAGCAACACGGAAACGACTTCTACCGTGACTGAAACGATCAACAGTATGAATTATGATACAGGGTATCAATATGTTATTACAGGTACAAATATACAACACGATGGAAATACTATTTCGTCACCATCGACAACAGGAAATAGTAATACACTGAATGGGGTGACTTCAACATGGACAGGATTGGATCTAAACAACAAACCAAACTTCACACTAACAACGCCAGGAGATGCCTTTCAATTCACAGAAAGTTATTCTGGTCCAGGTCTTTCAAATCACACAATAATACAGAGAACCACAACTATACAAAGCGTCACAAATACAACAAGCACCTTCTCAAACTGATATCAGTTTGTTTGTTAGGTACTGCATCTCCTACGTTTGCGAGTGATATAGGTGGTGTTTCAGCGACAGCAAATCCAGTCGCCAATTCCAGTGGCTCAGTGACCAATCAAGCTATACAAGTGCTTCAAGGACCGTATATAACTAACACATATGGAAATGGCATACAATGTCAAGGTCCTACCATGAACATAACACCATTCGCTACAGGAAATATTGCAGTCAAGCGTCCATATGAATCTTATTATATGGATCCCGTGTACAATAATGTAGACGCAGATAATAACGATGTTCCAGACAATCCAGGTGAAATTTTATATTATAAACCAACAAGAACAGGACAGAAAGATAGTAGCACATTATCAGTAGGTATATCCGCTACTTGGTCAAAACCATTAGATAAGAAACTACAAGAGCAATGTAAACAGGCAGCAGAGGCAAATATTGCATTAATGAATCAATCTGTTGCTAATAAAAGATTAGACTTTGAAATCGCAAGATTAAAGAACTGTGGTGAACTAATGAAGGCTGGAATTATATTTAAACCAGGCACTGAATATGCTAAAGTATGTGCGGATGTGATGTTAATAAATCCTGCAGGTGTAGTTGCAAATCATACACACGAAATCAAAACAAAACCACCAATAAGTAATGATGCAAGTCTTTTAAAGACTATATCAATTGGCGATAAGTAATACCTTCCATATGATCATATTCATGTAAAAATACTCTTGCAGATAATCCTACTAAATTTAATTTATGAATCTTTTTATCTTCATCCTCATATTTAACTACAATTTCACTTGGACGCACCACATCTAAAAACAATTCTGGATAAGATAAACATCCTTCTTCCATCACTGATTTTTTAGTAGATGTTTTTACAATCTTAGGATTAAAGCAAACTATAATCTCATTATATTCTACATTTCTTATCATAGCAAATGCTCTCTCAGGTATACCAATCTGATTAGCAGACAATCCTAAACCCTCATGATGTTTCATATTTTCAACCAATGTCTTAGATAATTTTTTGCGATCCAGATTATAACTACATTTTTTAACTTTCTGATGTAGTATTTGATTATCTTCTGGAATTAAATCTAATATCATTATTTTTAGGAATAAAAAAAGAGACCTCTAAGAAGAGATCTCTTTGTAAGTATGTAAATATTAATTTACATTAAGTTCTTAACAGCAACTCTTCTGTAGTATCTATTAGAGTTGATGCGCAGTCTACCTAGACCTTGAGTAGTTCCTTCAGCAAATGGGTTAGAAACAATACCATATCTGGTCTTGAATCCAATTTTTGGTTGGAAACTATCTGGTCCAACTGCTCTTACCATTTGTAGAGGTACATATGGACAGTAGAATAATCCTGCATCATATGGTGATGTACCTTTGTAACCTACAACATAATACTGATTACCTGATGTGGTTGCAGCGTTAGCAGCAGATAGGTTAGCAGAATATGGGTCAATGTACACTCTGAACTTACCATTGATTGTACCAGCAAATGTGTTACCAGTGTCATCAACATTTAAGTTTGTATTTAATGCTGGAGTGTAGTCTAAGATACCAGCCATTGTTAATGCAGAAGCAACATCAGCAGAACAAAGGATCATGTTACCTTTTCCTCTACGAGTTCTCTGTGCAATAGCATTTGCATCCCTTTCAATCTGGAACAGAAGTCCTTTGAACTTCTCAACAGACCATCTTCCATTTGAGTCAACGTCTAAGGTCGAAGATACCTGCAGTAGCAGTATTGTTCTGAGCACCTTTAACAGCGTTAACATAGATTGTTCTAACA